TAATAGATAGATTAAAAGAGCCATCAACATATGCAGGACTTTCTGGCTTAATGATTGCTATTGGATTATCACAAGAACAATGGCAACTTGTTAGCACAGCTTTAGCTGCACTCGCTGGTTTAGCTGCAATGATTCTAAAGGATAAAAGATAGTGTTTGCTAAAATAATCAGCGAATTAATCAGTAACCTTTTAGGGAAGTGTATTGCTTTCATCACAGCATGGGTGCAAAAGAGGAAAGTTATTAAACTTGAAAATCAAGTTACTTCCCTAAAGGATAAAGTAACAATTTTAGAACACGAAAAAAAAACACAAAAGAAAATTTCCGACTGGAAATATCGATTAGAACACAAAGAAGCAGATTCCCTAGTCAATGAATTGAATAAGATAAGAAAAGAGAGATAATATATGGAATATCGATTCTGGGGCATTTTAAGAGGGTATTTAGAGGGTTTGTTTAAAAAACCATATATTATCATTGCTTTATTAATTTTATCGAGTATATCATGCTCTAATTTGCGTAAAAATTCTAATGAATTACCAAAAAAAATAAAATACTCCACAGTAGTGTACGAAAATTGCAATAATTTAGAAAATAGTGGATACTTGTGCATAACTGAACAAAATGCAGTTAATTCTGTTTTGGATTTAAAAAAATGCCAAGAACAAAATAAACTGTTGAGGACATTATTGGATGGAAGCTGAACTTATCTTATCCCTACTTGACCAAGCACCCTTATTAGGAGTGTTAGCTATTCTATATATGATGAAAAAGCACAATCATAGTAATGGGAACAATAATGGAGCAAATTTAGAGCTTACAAGGTCTATTGCACAGTCAATAGAAAAATTAGCAGACGCACAAGCCGAAGCAAACCAAATTGCTGAACGCAGGGCGCGAGGTTTTGAAAGATGGTTAGACATGCAGAGCAATCCATTTCAATCAAGAAAAAAAGAGTAAACTGGGAAGAAACCCTTTATAACCACATCCAAACATACAATTGTGAATTTAATGAAACGGGCATTCCAAAACCAGAATTGGAATATCGTTTTCATCCTACTCGTAAATGGCGATTTGATTTAGCATTTATTAAAGAGAAATTAGCTGTTGAAATAGAAGGAGCAGTATGGATTATGGGCAGACATAATAGAGGGGCAGGATTTGTTAAAGATATGGAAAAATATAATGAAGCAACTTATCTAGGGTGGCACATTGCAAGGTTTACACCTGCTGATGTTAAATCTGGAAAAGCACTTGCATACTTAATAAAATATTTTAAAGGAGAACAGATAGAAATTGAATATAAATGAACAAGAAACAAAAGATATGTTACAACTCGAAAACTTGTTTTATGAATTACAAGATAATTATTATAAATTAGCTGTATATATAACTAATGAATATAAAACAAAAGATGGAGAATTAATTAGATTAATGCGTAATACTACAACAATTCACGAAGATATTGGGCATGTGTTATTTGAACATGATGTACAACGCAGAAGAAGGCAAAAAGAAAATACAGATGAATCACATTAGGACAATATTTTTATCAGATTTACATATTCCATACCAAGATACAAATGCGTTAGCACTTGCTATGGATATTATTAAAGATTATAAACTTATAGAACAGGACAATATTATAATTGGTGGGGATTTAGTAGATTTTTATCCATTCAGTTCATTTCCAACTGATTTAATAAATGCAAATATTGAAGATGAAATAGAAGGGGCAGTAGCATGGTTAGAGGAATTACGAAAAATTGCACCCAAGCCATCTATTTTCTATTTTCAAGGTAATCATGAAGAAAGATTACAAAAAACAGTGTTAAGTAAAGTACAAGCAATGTCGCCAATACTTTGGAAGCAACTATCATTACCTAACCTTTTCCATTTTAAGAAGTTTAATGTAAAACTGGTTAAAAGTCCATTTACACTAAATAAGAAATTGTACTTTGTACATGGACATGAAAAAAGGTCAATGGGGCAACCACAACATATTGCTAACCTACAACTTAAACATTATAATCGTTCTGTAATATTCGGACATCATCATAGATTTGATTTGACACTAGCAACACAATTGGATGGAAGTTTGTTGGGTGCATGGGGTAATGGATGTTTATCGGATTTATCTAAAATGCCAACAGGGTTATATACAGCATTTGATAACACACAACGAGGATTTACTGTTGTTTACCAAAAAAAGGGTGGCTTTTTTAGTGTTGGACAACATATTTTTATACCTAATAAGAAAAAAGGTTATGATTGTATAGTTAATAATAAAGACTATTCAATATAACCACAATGACAAAAAATATAATAGGTTTCATCCTCTGTATTAATTACCATTTCTATTTCGTGTGTACATTTTGAACAACGATAATTGTTGTCATCATCCAGATATATAATTTTATCACTTAATCCTATATCGGGGTGGAAGATTTCTAATAGCAGTCTGCGTCTATTGCCATACAATTTCATATTTATCGAATATAGCAGAATAGTATTGTGAATTAATGGAATTATTTTCTAAGCTGGAAACTCTACTTTGTGTAATTCCTATACTATCAGCAATTTCTTGTTGTGATAAATTAAGAATATTTCTTAGAATTCGCACTCGGATATTATCGGGCATTTCATTTTTCGCCCTTGCATATTCCTCTATTGCTTCTTGTAATACTTCCTCTTTTGCTCTAAGTGTATCTGCCGTATTGCGATTAAATAGTTGTTGTATATATTGTCGCGAACAACTTAATTTTCGCCCTATTTCAGCGAAATTCATTCCTTCGTAATAGTGTAACTCTGCGATTTTTCTAACATCCATTTCTACAAAGATACACCAAAATATATACTTGTAAACCCTTGACTAATATATAAAAAGTATTATCCTGTATATATGAAAAGAAAAGGTTTTTATACAGCACAATGGATAAGAATTTATAAAAATGCCATTTTACATTGGATAATCCATAGACAAAGACAATTTATTTTATTGAAAAAACAACGGGGTAATAATTGGGAAACTGCTTATAAAAATAGTGAATATTTCATGCGATTAGATATGAAAATAGACAGAATAAGCGAAAGATTAAGTTTATATTCAGATGATTACCAGAATGATACAATAGTACAATTAGCAACAGAAAATTATAATAACTTATTACGGGGTGCAAAAGACAATGTTTCAAATACATACAATTAAAAATTTAGGGAGAGCAGGGTATAAAACTAGAGCCATTGTGAGCAATACCTCTAACCCAGTTTCCAAAAACGGGAGTGATGACCCGAATGTAACGACTGGGATTACCCAGCTTTCTCGACTAAAAAACCATAAAACGGGAGGTAAATTTTATGGCAACACCACAAAAAAAGACCGATAAAACATATGAAACATATGTCGGCAAGATAGCAAAGGTATCTAAATACGGGCTATTAATGGAACAACACCAAGATGATGAATTTTGGTTAAGTTTTGGAGATTACTTTGAAAAGCCAGAGCCAATGGTAGAGAATGGCGATTCAGTAGTAATTTCTACAACAGAATACGAGGGTAAGGATGGAAAGCAAAAAGCATACATTCGAACACTTGAAAGAGCAAAGGGAGAGGTATCAGAGCCAACCGAGAAATCGGTAAAAACTGGCGATACCATTAGCAATAAACAGGTTGGTAATCCCTGTTCTGATAAACAGATATTAATTATCAGACAAAATGCAGTAGGGAATGCAGTAACTTTTCATCAAGAACACGACAATATAACATTAGAAAAGTTATTACAAACAGCAGAGAAAATGGAAGATTGGGTATTAAGACCACAAGAAAGAAAGGATGATATACCCTTTTGAATGAAATAGATAAACCCAACTATTATGCAATATTAACTGCCGAAGTTAGATATAATCCTAAATTATCCCCTTTTTGTAAATTGATATTTGCAGAAATAACTGCCTTATCAAATAAAGAAGGTTTCTGTTGGGCAACGAATGGATGGTTTGCCAAACAATACGAGGTTACAGAAATGACAGTTATAAGGGCAATTAATAGGTTAATTGAACATGGATATATCCAACGAGAAATAAAAGAAATAAACTCCAATAATTCGAAAAGAATATTGCGAATAGTATCAACAAAAATGATAATACCCAGTAACAAAAATGTTAATACCCTACATAACAAAAATGTTACCCATAATACTATGAATATAAGTAATATTAAAAAGAATATAAGTAATAGTGAATTTGATAAATTTTGGACAAACTTACAAGGAAGAAAACTTCAGAAACCAAGTGCAAAAAGAGCATTTGAAAAAATTAAAACAGATTTATCTGGAGAAGAATTAGCCATTAGGTTTAATAATCTATTTAGAACAAGAGAGGAAAAATTTATTCCATATCCTGCTAAATGGTTAAAGAACGAAGGATGGGAAGATGAAACAAGCATTGAAAAAGTTGATGGACAAATTATCTATCGGGATAAGGATGGTTTTATTATCTCGGAAGAAGAATATAATAAAATCGGATAATCATCCAATAATGGGTACAGATATAGGGATGTATAAAGGAGAATTGAATGACAGAGGAACTACAAAATATACTTAAACAGGGCGAATTAAACACCTTTATTATTTTATATGCATTAAAAGATTATTCCGAGAAATTTAAACATCACAAAGCTGATATGGGTAGAACACCCAAATTTATTGAACAATTAAATCAGCTTGTAGAAAAATATGAAAACAAAGCTACAGCTATTTTAATGAAAAAAAACCTAATTAGTGGAGAAGTAAATGCAATTGATGGAAATGGATAATAAATTAGCACCCACATTACAGGACTATATATATCAACTGAGCCAGATAAATATTGGGATATTAAAAGGGCGATTGGAACGAGGTAATATTTTAATCAAATTAAAAGAAAGCAAAGCATATGTAGGTTATGATTCATATTGCGATACTTGGGATTCCTTTTTAGAAGCAATAAATATATCCAGAGAAACAGCACGACAGGACATGGACATATTCAAAGAGTTTGCATTTCATCTATATGAGCAAAGAAATTTAAATGTTAGATACGAAAGACTTGTAAGATTATTACCAATAGTTAAGAAAGAGCCACAAATGAAGCAAGGATTGGTAGAAATGGCAACGATTTCCAACAGAGCAGATTTTGATAATAATTTACGAGAATTAAAAGGCAAAATTCCAACAGATAGTTGTGGAAGATGTTTTGAAAGAGTTCAAAAATTTGAAAAATGTATCTATTGTGGGAAATTCAGAATAATAGAAGATATTTGATATATTAACCCTCTATATCTCTTAAATAACCTTGTATATCGATTTTAAGACTGTTCCTTCGGGTGTTCTCTGAAAAATGATATAATACCCTTCAAATCTATTAAAAACCCTTTAATTTGATTATTTTTAATCTTTCAATATAACAATTATTTATTGACAGATATATATTATTATTATATATTTGTTTATAAGTCTTTATATTAAAAGACTTGAGGAGGAACAAAATGAGAGAAATGGAAAACAAAGAAGCAAAAAAGCTTTTTAAAACTTCATTATTTTCAAATCTTTTTTCAGTATATCAAGAAAGAGGATTAACAGCAGTTCAAGAAGCAACTGCGAAAATGGCTTTTATTCGAATTTACAATTCGACAGTTAAAAAGCTACAACAAGCACCAAATTATTCCATTGAAGATATCCACAAAGATATAGCAGAGATTCCAGATTCAATATTTTTTGAATTTAGAGATTTCATGGATAACAGTTTTCATATACAAAGACAAACTTTGGATGAAGCATTTGAAATGGTTGAAGAAAGTGCAAAGATAAGACCAATACAATATACCGAACATTCGGTAGAATAAAAAATTTGAGTTTCCCACTTCTCAACAAAAAGTGGGATGGAGGTATTATATGAGTCATTTTATTAATGATAGATGGAATGAAAATTATTGGGAAAGTTTAGGGCAAATCTGCGATGAAAAAAATGCAGAAAAAGGAAGTCTTAAATATCAACCAAAATATTTATTGGAATTCCTAGAACAACACGAAAACCAAACCCCAATGGATTTAGCTGATTATCCCGAGGACGCAGCAAAAGCGACAATT